TATTGCTCGTATTATGTCAATGTTCCCATTGGTATCTGAGTGTGCAGTAGGAGTAAATGCTCAAGGTCCAGAATGGGACCAACTCGCCAAGCATATGTTGAAATTCGGTTCCGATCGAGTTTTTGCTGGAGATTACAGTAAGTATGACTTAAGGATGCCTGCATCATTAATTCTTGCTGCTTTCAAATGCATGATCAACATCGCTGAAGAGTGTGGAGATTACACTGCTCCTGAGTTATTCGTTATGAAAGGTGTTGCCACGGAGATCGCGTTTGCGTGTGTCTCTTACAATGGTGATATTATCATTCATCGCGGATCTAATCCATCAGGACAAAATCTCACTGTGTACAATAACTGTATCGTCAATTCATTGCTAATGCGTTCTGCGTATTTCCATTTGTGGCCTGCCGAACTAGGCCCACCTGAACCTTTCCGTAGAAATGGCTCAATGATGACGTATGGAGATGATGTATCTGGTTCCGTCCGCAAGGGATTTGACTGGTTCAATCATATCTCTTTTGCTCAATTTCTGGCTGAACGTGACATGGTTTTCACTATGCCAGATAAAGAGTCCGAACCAACACCTTATATGAATGATAGGGATGTCGATTTCTTGAAGCGCCATAACATTTTCAATCCTGATACTGGATTGATCCATGGTGCTCTACAAGAGGCATCCATCTTCAAGTCACTTCACTCTGTTTTGAAGTCTAAGGTTGTTTCTCCCGAAGACCAGAGTGCCATGAACATTGATGGTGCTCTCAGAGAATGGTTTCAGCACGGACGCGATAAGTATGAATTGCGCCGTCAGCAAATGATTCAAGTTGCCGAAAAAGCAAACCTCTCCCACATGTGCTCTGAACTCCAGATCACTTACGACCAACGTCTTGATATGTTCAAGGAGAAGTATGACTGCTAATTTGGTAGCACCGTCCCGCAATGACGGTAAACTTGAGCAAACCCCGGAGCTATTCGTGGTGATAAGTTTAAAATAGCACTCATGTATTGGATTACCGTATGTTAGATAGTTTGTATGTTTGTATACTATATATAGGCTTGCATGTTTATGGCAGTCAGTTGACTACCCCTATTTAGGGGAGATTTCGCCAATCAACCAAAT